GGAGCGCGCAGCCATTTCGATCCCCTCCGAAGACCGCCGATGGTTCTGCCTTTGGTCAGATGCGCCTAAACTAGCAGAGGCTCAGGCGGTGAGCTTGTGGAATTGGTACCAACACCGGGGCGGCTTTGAAGCCGTGGCGGCTTACTTGCACGCCCGCGATGTATCGGCTTGGAATCCAAACGCAACGCCCCCGATGACTGAGGCCAAGGCCATCATGGTCGAGCACACCATGAGCGGCGCTGAGTCCTGGTTGCTCGACCAGATGCGCAGACGTGTCGGCGAGTTTGCGCGGGGTGTGGTGGGCTCGCCCTTCCATGGCCTTTGCGACCGCCTGCAAGGTCAGGCGCAGCCGGTGGGCACCAAGATCGTACCCGCCGCCCTTATGCACGCCCTCAAAGAGGCGGGCTGGGTTGATTGTGGGCGGTTGGCCTCCCGCGCCCATTCCACCCGTAAACACATATTCTGCGCCCCTGATATGCTCGCCACCTCAAAATCAGACTTGCGGGCTTTGGTTGAGACATAAAAAAAGGGCCCCGCAAGGGGCCCTGTGAATGTTGGCAACTGCTAGAGATCCAGCAGCAGCGCAAGTATAGCGGCAAGGATCACCGCACAGATCAACGCCATGCGTCCCCCTTGGGTGGCGGTGCCGGCGGCGGCGCATACCGGCGCAAAATGTCTTCAAAAATCGGATGTAGCATTGAGCGCCTCCACAAACAGGCTATTTAGCGCGCCTTCCATTTCTTCACCCGCCTTGTACACGTCAACGATCAAGGCCGCCGGGGTGCCGCGTATGCGCACCACAAAGCCGCTCACCTCAAACCACCCCGCGCCGTGGGCCAATACATAATCGCCATCAGGTAGATTCATGATCGACCTCCCACGCCGCATCTTCGCCGCTCGTCAACGTGGGCGCGGTGCTCAAGGGCTGCCAGTCCCATTTAGTCAGATTCTTTTTAGCGTTGAGCGTTTCGTAGGCTTGCACATAGTCGGCGGTGCTCATGGTTGCATCAAAGACCGGGTAGAAACGCTTCTCCGCACCTTTGCTTTTAAGTTTGCGATGCTTGCCCGTGGCTTTGGCGTGCAGCCCGAAAATATCGACGCGGTTTGTTTTGTATGTGGTTTTTCCGATGGTTATCATGCTGTCACCTCTTCGGTGCGGCACATGGTGCAATCTTCAGCGTTATCTTCGGCGAAGGCTTCCATTTCCGCGTATGAGTCAAAGTCGAACTCTTCGCCGCATTCGTTGCATGTGTAAGACCAAGACACGTCGAAGCCGATCGAGCAATAAACACACCCCGCCCAGTCTTCATCCCACACCCAAACATTGCCGGATGACTGATTGACCCCGGCTTGGGTGTACTTGTCAGTGCGCAAACCCGCAAGCCGGATGGCTTTTAAACAGTCTATAAAGCGCTCAATGTCCGCGCCTTGGAATTGCTCAAAAAAGTTTTCCATGATTTACTCCAGAGTAGTTGATTGAATTGGTGACAAGTCACCCGAAAGCCCTCAGCCAAGAGGGCTTGCGGTTACTTTGTCAAAACATCGAAATACGCCAAAGCGCAGACGGTCAGCGCGGCGGCGATGGTGAGGGCGGCGATGATGTCCTTCATGCTTGCATCTCTTGACAAAACGCCAACGCCGCATCCATCGATTCAGATTGACCGACAAATTCAAGTTCGTCACTCTCAATCAGATATCTACAGACATTGAAGCGTTCGCCCCCAACTTCGCGCCTTTCGGGGTCTTTGTAGTCGCAAAAAATCTTATATGTGACATCGTTGAAGTCTTTTTCAAAACTTGGGCAGATGTCGTTGTGCCATGACACATCACGCCAACCCTCTGGAAGCGTGATGGTGTCGTCATAATCGGGAAATTCAATTTTGTAAGTCATGGTGCGCCTTTACTGTAGTTAAGTTAGTGTTGCTCAATGGCCATGATGTTTGGCATCTTCAAATATCTCGTGATATGTGGCGGCGAGATAGCTCTGAGCTAATTCAAGAATCGCCAAAAGATCTTCATTAGACTTGATGTCAGTCCATGTTTTGACGATCTCGCCTTGGTCATTCAAAGCATATGAACCATCTTTGCGCTCTTCTAATTGAAGAATGCCATCACCATCGGCACAGTAGCATTTGACGAAATCTAGCCATTTTGCGCCATCTAAGACATACCATGTGATCTTAGAGCTTTTGATAGTTTGGAGCTTGGTTTGCATGTTTTGACTTTCGGTTAGTTAAGTTGGTTGAAGTGATTTTTCGACCCCTTTACATATATAGCATGAAAGAATCGTGCCAGTTGCTGTAAGTCATTGATTTACAAAAGGTAGAAAAAACCCTATGTAAGCGAATGACTTACAATTGTAGGCATTTGTTGCCACACGTTGGCAAGCAAAAAGGGGGCAAATGACCTACACATCTTGAGAGTGAAAACCTGGGTTTGTAGGTAATGTAAGCAATGGTTTTCTAATGTTTAAAAAAAATATCTTTGTGGTTATGTGGTTGGATGATATGGGACGCTTTCGCTGCACGCCCCCACCGTTTGGCGAGCGACTCAACTTCCCCAAAAACATTGCTTACATTGCCTACATTGCCTACATCTGGGCGCCCAGGTGCATGGCAAAAGCCCCAAGCCCGCACCATGTAGGCAATGTAAGCATGACTTACATTGCCCCCCACTAAAGTACTACATTGTAAGTTTTTGTAAGGTTGGTGTCCGGTTGCTGTTTGCTGTTTGCTGTTTGCTGTTTGCTGTTTGGCTGAGGGCCCCCGGGTAGGGCCGGCGGCTGAAGGTCACGGCAGCGGAGGGGCCGTGAACAAAATTTTTTAAAATGTTTGCCCACATTGCCCACAAATTTTTTTATGTATACTCAACGCACACGCATGGGGGTTGTGGGTGCAACCCAACTAGATGCCTCGCAAACAATAGGCAGCCCCCAGCCGTGTTGGCAAGGAGAGTCAATGTTTGAAAGCCTACCTTTTGCACCGCGCAAGGTCGAAGCGACTGAGGCGCGTTTGCACCGCATCTACGAAGCTGCCAAGCTGGGGCTGAAAGGTGACTCATTGGCGCTGGCCTCTGGCATGCTGCCCGCCGAGTACAGGCAATTGGTGCAGCTTGACCCCATTGCGGAGATGGCGGCGCAAAAGGGCAAGGCAGACGCTGAGATGGAGATGTCCCAGTGCTTGCACAAGGCAGCGCGCGAAGGCGACTCCAAGGCGGCGCTGGCCATACTACAGAACGTCCACGGCTGGGTGGCCAAGCAATCTATTACTATTGATGTTGACCAGCGCATCTCAGTTACCCAAGCGCTGCGCGACGCTGAGTCCCGCGTCATTGACGTCATCGCGCATGAGCCATCACTAAACAAGCTAACACATGCAGAGCACCAAGTACAGCGCTGAAGACGAACAAGAGCTGATGGCCCGGCTGTGGAGCCCGGCGATCAAGGACAACCCGCTAGCGTTTGTGATGTTTGCTTTTCCCTGGGGCGTCAAGGGCACGCCGCTGGAACACTTCCAAGGCCCGCGCAAATGGCAACGCGAGGTGCTGTTGGACATCGCCGAACACATTAAACTGAACCAGGGCAAGGCTGACTTTGATGTGCTGCAAGAAGCCATCTCATCTGGCCGGGGTATTGGCAAGTCGGCGTTGGTCTCATGGATCACGATCTGGATGCTGGCCACGCGCATTGGCTCGACAACCATCATTTCGGCCAACTCCGAGTCACAGCTCAGGTCAATCACCTGGGCCGAGATCACCAAATGGCTGGCAATGGCCATCAACTCACACTGGTTTGAAGTTTCAGCCACCCGCGTCATGCCGGCCAAGTGGCTGACTGAGCTGGTCGAGCGCGATCTGAAGAAAGGCACCCGGTACTGGGGTGTAGAAGGGCGGTTGTGGTCAGCGGAGAACCCTGATGCGTACGCTGGTGTCCACAACTTTGATGGTGTGCTAGTGGTTTTTGATGAAGCGTCCGGTATTGACGACTCAATCTGGGCGGTGACGGGCGGCTTTTTCACCGAAAACACGCCAAACCGCTTCTGGTTGGCGTTTTCCAACCCACGGCGCAACACCGGGTACTTTTACGAGGCTTTCAACAGCAAACGGGCGTTCTGGCGCACCAGGATTGTAGACGCCAGGACGGTCGAGGGCACAGACAAGGCGGTCTACAACCGAATCATTGACGAATATGGGCCTGACTCATCACAAGCGCACGTCGAGGTCTACGGCATGTTCCCAAGTGCGGGAGACGACCAGTTCATCGGGGCTGATATTGTGGACGACGCCATGGCCCGGCCCAAATATAAGGATGCTAGCGCCCCAATTGTGATTGGCGTAGACCCCGCGCGGTTCGGCGCGGACGCTACGGTGATCGCTGTGCGCCAAGGGCGGGATATTGTCAAGATAATGCGCCACCGAGGCGACGACACCATGACGGTGGTCGGGTATGTGATCGAGGCAATTGAGGAATTTAAGCCTGCGCTGGTCGTGATCGACGAAGGCGGGCTGGGTGCGGGTATTGTGGACAGGTTGAAAGAGCAACGGTACAAGGTCAAGGGCATAAACTTTGGAAATAAGGCCAAAAACCCGATCATGTACGGTAATATGCGCGCGCAGATGTGGGGAGATATGCGAGAATGGCTGAAATCTGCTAGTATCCCTAGCGACAGGTTCTTGAAGACGGACTTGATTTCGCCTATGATGAAGCCTGATTCACGGGGAACAATCTTCTTGGAAAGCAAAAAAGAAATGAAAGCTCGCGGTCTTGCCTCGCCCGACGCTGCTGACGCTATTTGCGTCACGTTTGCCTTTCCAGTGGCACATCGTGAATATGTTGAGCCCAAGCGCACCGCTAGAAGCTACGGTAGCGCAGTGTCAACTGGATGGATGGGCGCATGAAGAAGAAGGGCGTATCTCTTTCAGTCGGTCGCGGCGAGAAGTTGCCGGTGGCCAAGGGCGCAGGTCTGACTGAGAAAGGCCGCGCTAAGTACAACGCCGCTACGGGCTCCAACCTCAAGGCGCCAGCACCCAACCCTAAGACCAAGGCAGACCAAGGTCGCAAAGATTCATTTTGTGCAAGGATGGGCGCCGTAGCAGCCAACGCCAAAGACGGCGAACGCGCTAAAGCAGCTCTTAAAAGATGGAAGTGTTGACATGGCTACCAAACCTGGACTTTACGCAAACATTCACGCCAAGCAGGCACGCATCGCCGCCGGCAGCAAAGAGAAGATGAGAAAGCCTGGCTCACCCGGCGCGCCTACTGCCAAAGATTTTAAACAATCGGCCAAGACGGCAAAGAAGAAGTAACATGCCGCTTGTTAAATCAAAATCTCCCGAAGCATTCCGCAAGAACGTTAAGGCTGAAATCAAGGCGGGCAAGCCCGTCAAGCAGGCCGTGGCCATTGCGTATGCCGTCAAACGTGCAGCCCCGAAAGGAAAGAAATGAAGACCCTTGCACCCATTGCCAAATTGAACAGCCGCGAACCCAAAATGTCGGGCGGCGGTATGCCTGACCGCAACAAAGAGACCCGTTCACCCACTGCCAACTGCAATGCCACGATTCCATCGGGCAACAATGTCAAGGCAACGGTGGACAAAGTCCTTAACAAGATCAAATAATGGCAGACTTCACAGGCATTGCGGCTGCTGGCGCAGTAGCCGAAGGCGGTAAACCTAAGAAGAGCGCGTCTGACATCTTGGCCACAGCCCGTGCCAGGCTGGATATGGCGGTGTCCGCGCTTGCCGAAAGCCGCGAAGATGAGATCGACGACCTGCGCTTTTACGCCGGCTCGCCCGACAACCACTGGCAGTGGCCCGCTGATGTGTTGGCTACCCGTGGTGCGGTGCAAGGTCAAACGATCAACGCCCGCCCGTGTTTGACGATCAATAAATTGCCCCAGCATGTGCGCCAGGTCACCAACGACCAGCGCCAGAACCGCCCCGGCGCCAAGGTCATCCCGGTGGACGACAACGCCGACGTGGAAGTGGCCGACATTTTCAACGGCATGATTCGGCACATTGAGTACATCAGCGACGCCGATGTGGCCTACGACACTGCCTGCGAAAACCAAGTTTCTTACGGTGAAGGTTACCTTCGCCTGTTGACCGAGTATTGCGACGACAACACGTTTGACCAAGACATCAAGATTGGCCGGGTGCGCAACTCCTTTTCGGTCTACATGGATCCAACAATTCAAGACCCAACCGGCGCGGACGCCAAGTATTGTTTTGTCACTGAAGACTTGACCAAGGCCGAGTTTGAGCGGATGTACCCAGACGCTTCGCCCATCACCACCCTGCAATCGCTGGGTGTGGGCGATCAGTCGATCAGCAACTGGCTCAACGAAGACACAGTCCGCATTGCTGACTATTACTACATCGACTTTGACCCCGAAACGCTGAATCTGTACCCCGGCAACGCCACGGCGTTTGAGGGTACGCCAGAAGACAAGCAACTGCGGGCAATCTACGGCAAGCCTAAGAAGTCACGCCAATCTGACCGCCAAAAAGTCAAGTACTGCAAGATCAACGGGTACGAAATCCTTGAAGAGCGCGAGTGGGCGGGCAAATACATCCCCGTGATCCGCATTGTGGGCAACGAATTTGAGGTTGACGGTCGCCTGTACGTGTCGGGCTTGGTGCGAAACGCCAAAGATGCCCAGCGGATGTATAACTACTGGGTGTCCCAAGAAGCTGAAATGCTGGCCTTGGCGCCCAAAGCCCCATTCATTGGTTACGGTGGCCAGTTTGAGGGGTATGAAACAAATTGGAAAACCGCCAACACGCAGAATTGGCCGTATTTGGAGGTCAATCCAGACGTCACAGATGGCCAAGGCGGCATGTTGCCGCTACCCCAGCGGGCCCAGCCACCAATGGCCTCCAGCGGCCTTCTGCAAGCCAAGGCGGGCGCGTCTGAAGACATCAAGAGCACCACAGGGCAATACAACGCCAGTTTGGGCATGGGCTCCAACGAACGCAGCGGCAAAGCCATTCTGGCCCGCCAGCGCGAGGGCGACGTAGGTACTTACCATTACGGGGATAACCTAGCCCGTGGCGTGCGCCATGTGGCCCGCCAACTGGTGGACTTGATCCCCAAGATTTACGACACCCAGCGCATCGCTCGCATCATCGGTGAAGATGGCGAGACCAAGATGATCAAGATCAACCCGGAGCAAGAGCAGCCGGTCAACAAGATCATGGATGAGCGCGGGATTGTGATTGAGAAAATCTACAACCCCGGCGTTGGCAAATACGACGTGGTGGCAATCACTGGCCCAGGCTACGCGACCAAACGTCAAGAGGCACTGGAAGCAATGGCACAACTGTTGCAAGGCAACCCTCAACTGTGGGCTGTGGCCGGTGACCTATTTGTCAAGAACATGGATTGGCCAGGCGCCCAAGAGATGTCCAAGCGTTTTGCCAAGACCATTGACCCTAAGTTTTTGTCAGACGGCGAGGACAACCCGGCACTGCAAGCTGCACAGCAGCAGATGCAGGCCATGGGTCAAGAGATGGAACAGATGCATCAGATGATCCGAAACGTGGGCAAATCCATTGAAGTGCAAGAGCAAGAGCGCAAGGACTTTGAGGCCCAGGTTAAGGCGTATGAAGCCGAGACCAAGCGTTTGGCCCAAGTGCAGGCAAGCATGTCACCAGAGCAAATTCAAGATATAGTCTTAGGCACGGTGCATGGCATGATTACATCAGGAGACTTGGTAAATGAAATGCCTGGCCGGGAGCAGAATGAAATGATGCCCGAGATGATGCCTCAACAGATGATGCCCGAACAACAAGGGATGCCACAATGAAAGCGTGTGATTTTCTAGGTCTATTGTTTTTGGCGCGGGACGTAGCGCATTCAGTGCATCTGAACACCCGCAGCTATTCCAAACACAAGGCTTTGGGCCATTTCTATGAGCGCATCATTGGTGCAGCAGACGATTTTGCTGTCC